GGCCTCCTGGATGCCGGTAGTCCGCAGGATGTCCTCGTAGACTGGATTCACCTCGTAGAGATTGGGATCGACACCGGCGCCGGCATAGGCTTGCAGAAGCTGCTTGATGTCCTGGTTGGGCTGCAGCGCGTTCAGCTCGATTACCGCGTTGGCTTCGCGGTTGGTGATCTTCTCCAGATCCTCGGCGTCGAGCGCGCCAGCGACCACCCCTATGAACGGCCGGCCGGCGATGCGTTGCTCCTTCAGGCCCTCGCGGCAGCGGTTATATTCCAGCTGCATGTCGCGGATCAGCCGGACGTCGGACGGCGGATACAGCTCCTTCTCGTCCTCCAGGCCGTTGAAGATTAGCGCGTACCAGGGATAGAACCGCTCGTTGTAGACATCTGGCGAAGCCGGCTCGCGCAGGAATTCCTTGTAACCGTCGCAGACGGTGTAGACCAAGCCATCCTTGCGCGAGTAGATCTGCCACACCAGCGCGTTCTTGTCCTCGCGCTGCTCGTCCTTGTCCTTGGATGTGGACCAGTTCGCCATCATCTGGACCGGGTCGTTGGCGTCATTGTCGCCGTATTCGGTGCAGTGGCCGCGCACGTCCACGCCGTAGATCTCCTCGATCTCTGAGGTCGAGAGCAGGAATTCTTCGGCCACCCAATCGGCGGCGACCCAGTTTTTCAGGTCGATGCACTTGATGTCGGGGATGATCTTGGTGGATTGCGGGAAGTCAAACGTCAGCCGCTCGCGCACGACAGCGCCGGCCTGCGCCGCCAAGTCGGCCAGCAGCAGACGGATCTGCTCGGCCTCCTTGTCATCGTCATCGGTGATGTCGTCGGCGGCGTCGGCGGCCAGCCGCTCCAGCGTGGCAAGCCGCTCGTTGGCATCGGCGATGCCCTTCTCCAGGTCGGGGCGCAGGGCCATCACCCGCTCGTAACCGAGCTTGACGTAGGCCACGCCATTGGTCACCGCGCGGCGCACCGTCATCTTGAGCATGCTCTTGAAGGGGTGCGGCTGGTTATCGACCTCGTAGGCGTACAAAAGCTCAAGCGTGCGCGCGAGCTTGTCCATCATGATGTTTTCGTTTTTGACGCGGGCAGCGTCCATCATGATGTCCAACCCGGAGCCGACCGCCTGCGCCATCATCGGCGACCCCGGCGGCACCATGCCGCCAGCGGCACCCGCGGCCGCGGCCATGCCGAGCTGGTCGCCGAGGCCGCCGCCGCCCTGCATCGAGCCTGGGATCGGTCCCGCGCCCATGCCGGGCATGGTAGCGCCGCCGAGCTGACTGCCCATCGCGGCCGAGATCGCGTTCAGGCTTCCACCTGGCGGGCCACCGACAAGCCCGCCAGGGGCGCCACCCATGGGAGGGGAAGGAGCACCCCCCGCCATCAGAGCGTCAATCGAGGTAGTGTTCTGGCCCGCGGTCGGCATCGCGCCGCCGATCGCCCCGGAGGCGGCCTGCATCACGCCGCCCATCATCTGTGGCGGTATGCCGCCGCCCATGCCGCCGCCGCCGGGCATGCCGGCCATCTGGGCCTGCTGCATCATCATGGCGCCGGACTGCATCAGCTGGTTCAGCGTGGTCTGGCTTTCGTCCCAGCTGGTGGCATTGAGGCGGGGCCGCTTCTTAGCCACGGCCTTGGGATTCTTGGCGTAGAGGAAGGCTGTTTTCTGAGCGACCAGGCGTAGCGTGAGGTTCGCGACGTAACGCCGATCGCTGGTGTCCTTGGACCACTGCTTGCCAAAGGCGAACTCCTGATCCTCGCGCATACGTTCGAAGCTGGGCTTCCAGTACCGCTTGGCCTTCTTGACCTTGTCGGTCCAAGCCTGCACCAGCCGGCGGCGGCGCTGCGGCGAATCCGGCGCGTTGCGCGGGATCATGTTGGGCTGGCCGGTATTGGGGTTGATGTCCGGCGCGCTGTTGGAATCCGGGTTGCCACCGGACAGCAGATCCATCATGGAGTTGTCGAAGGTGTCTACCATCCCTGCAAACTCCTGGCGCGCCGGCTCTGGCCTTCGCGACGGCGCGTCTGCTGAAACATCTCAGCGAACGTGCCTTCCTTGATGTCCGGCTCCGGGGGCCGGTTACGGGTCCGGCCGTGCATCTTGGCCAGACCTAACCCTATCAGAGCCATGGCGTCCACGAAATCGTCCTTAGCGCCGTGCGGGAATTTCAGGATCTGGTCCTGGGCGTCGGCCCACCAGCGGGTGAAGGTCGGGAAATGCACCATCTTCATGGAGCACCTGGCCTGGATCGACTGCGCCCGCTGTTGTTTATCCGCGGCGGGATTGATCGGGTCGATCGCGCAATACACCTGCTTCTCGATCATTCGCTTGCGGAGGAAGGGGCCGAGCGACTTGTGGATGGCGCCGCCTTCCGCCCACCAGAACTGCGGCTTGTACTTCTTCATCAGCGCGATCATGCCCTCGATCGCGGCATGGCTGTCGAGCTTGGCCCAGACCACGTCCGGCATGATCCAGAGGTTATCCTTCTCATCGACGCCGACGATCATCAGGCAGGTCTTGTCGGCCACGCGGTCGGTGGAGACGGCATGGTCGGAGGAGCCGTAGAACCGCATTTTGCCCCAGGACGGCATGTCGTCCATCTTGGTGTAGGGGACGAGGTCGGCGCTCTGAAAGAAGGCGCCGCCCTGCGGCGACGGTCGGCCCTGGTACAGCGCGGAGAAGCCTCTTGGGTCGGTGGCGCGGATCTCTTCCAGGTATTCCTTGGTGAACCGCTCCGGCCATAGTGGTTCTCCGGGTAGGCGGCCCAGGATGTCGTTGTCCTCGGCCAGGGCGGGCAGATCGATCTTGCGCCAGCCCTTGGCCTCTTCCGGGTTGTAATACGGGTTCATCGGATCGATCAGCCGTCCGACGAGATCGTCCTCCGTCCACCTGGTCTGAACGATAACAATCGTCCCGGTGGAGTCCATGAGCCGTGTACGGAGCACCTGATTGTACCAGGTCCACAGCTTCTCCCGCACCAGCATACTGTCTGCCTCAGTACGATCCTTGATCGGGTCATCCAGCAGGATGCAGTGACCACCCCGGCCAGTGATGGATGAACCGCGGCCCACCGAGAAAACCACGCCATCGCGCGTCGTCTGGACACGATTGACAGCACTGGCGCCTACCTTGATCTCCACGTCGGGGAAGACCTGGGCGTACTCAGGAGTCGCCATGATGTCGCGAACTCTTCGTCCGAGATCCCAGCTGTAATGTTCGTTATAGGTCGCCACGATAATACTTCGTTCAGGGTGTCGGCCGATGTACCAGGCGGGAAACATCGCACTAGCAAGTGTAGTTTTGCCAAATCGGGGTCCGACATTGATCATCAGCCTCCGGTAATCGCCGCGCTCGACTTCTTCCAGCGACTTGCCGATGACGCGATGAAACTGCTGCGGCATGTACAGCGATTTCGTCACGTCATCGTCAAAGTTGGGGTCAGGCATCATCAATTGCGTAAACGCAATCAGATCCTCGCGGGCGGCGAGGATCGCGCGCTTGCGCCGCAGCAGCTTGAGTTGGCGCTCCTGCTCAGGAGTTTTCGTCATGCTTGTACTTGGCCTTCGGCACGTCCGGCAGGGTGCGGAGTGTGGCCTTGGGCTTGGAGCTGACCGCGTTTACGGTGGGGTCCACCGCCTGCGGGCCTTTGGCCGGCGAGGTGTGGTGGCTGAAGGTGTCCTGCGTCCTGGAGAAGTTCGGCGGCGCCTTGGGTGCCGGCGGGGCCTTGATGTTGACAGTCGGTGCCTTGGTCATCTTGGCCATGTTACTTGCCTTTCTTGGGTGGCTTGCCCTGCCGCGCGCTTTGCACTGCAGCGGACGGTTTGGTCGGCTTGCCGACCGCTTTCGGACCTTTGCCGCCTGATTTTGTAGCCATTTCTATCTCCTATCCATGAATAGGTGCTCCGAACACTTTCCAGCCTAGCAGCAAGAACAACACAAACAACAGCAACGTGTTGCCGAGCGGGCCGTAGGTGCCGGGCACCCTGCCGTAATAGGTGAGGATGCCGAACACGAACCAGATCAGCATCAAGATCCAGAAGACTAGTCCCAGGGTCATGGTCACCTCCTGTTGCCGACGCAGCGCGCGACTTGCACCGGCGTGCGCGCGGTGTTCTTGCACTGGATCTCCGCGGTGATGGCGTCCACCTCGGCCTTCTGGTAGACGCTGGGGTCGTACAGCTCGACGCCAATACGCTGTTGCGCGCAGCCTGTCGTCAGCAATAACGCCGCGATAGCTGCTGCGCGGGTCATCACCTGCTCCGCGCTTTGGGCTTCGACTTTGTCGCCGCGGGCGCGCCGGTCATCCGGGAGACGAACTCATCCTCGGACAGCGGCGGCTGGCCTTCCAGGGCACGAACGCGGTTCTCATGGTCGAACAGCACCGTCTGCTCCGGGGTCGGCGGCGGGGGCGGCGGCGGTTCGGGCGCGACGTAGGGGTCCGCGGTGTTGCCGGCCTCCTTCCACTGGACGTATCCCGGCCTCATCTGGTCGCCGTTATAGTCCCGGTTCGCCATGTCCGCGGGTATCCATGCGCCGTCTGAGGCGCGAATGACGGCGCAGGGTTCTTCAGCTGCGGTGAGTTTGTAATCTGCCATTAGAGCCTCGCGTTCGCTGTAGAACCGATGTTAAAGGACGGAACCGCACCCGCTTGATACCCGCTGGCTCCGTCCACGCTGGTAGAAAACAGCGAGAACCCCGGTTCTACGATTAACGCAAAGCTCGGGAGTGCGCGCTTTTGTACTTTGAAAAACCATGTGACATGGCTGTTGGTGCCAGCAGGCGACAAAGATCCTGCAATAGAGACACTGAGCCTTTCAAAGTACCTCATGCACGTCAGCAGCTCCTGATCGAAGGGCCGCATGATAAATGGCGATCGTTCGGCCACGGGCACTTCTATGCCGGGCAGGGCAATAAAGCCGCTGATAAGGAACTGATTCTCCGCATTAGAGGCGTTGATGGATGTGGGTCCGGCGTAGGCTTCTCCTGTAAACCACGCATTGGCGGCGGGCGCTCTATAAAGTGAGCCAGCCATCAATGTTATTGAAATCGTCGCGCTTCCCCGTTCATCTATCAGCCACGCTCCGTTAACGGGTCCGGGGATTGTTATCGTTATGTACTGCCAGGTGTTTGCGGCATTGACGGTGAACAAAAACGGATACGATATAGTGGCGTCGTAGTTGATTATCGATCCTGAATAGGTGCCGGGCTGTCCGGTCCAGACCCAGAAGGCAATCGTGAGAGGCTGCGCGTTTGGCGTGCCCCATCGCATACGCGCGAAACGAAAACCCTCTATGAGCTGAAAAATACGGTAGAGATCATTCGGTGCCGGAGATGGAGTGCCTGCGGTTGTGTAAGTCTCCAGACTTGCAGTGAAGCCCGGCGGAAAAATACTGGTATTTTTGCCGCAACTCACAACGCCGGCGGCGCTCATATTTTGCACTACCCAGTTATCTATAATGTACATGGCAGTGTTTTGAACTACAGCGGGACCGGCCTCTTGGGCAACTTCCATCGACCCGTTTACCTGAATCCCTGAATATGCCATCGCGTCCATGGGTGCTGCCGGGATCTTCGGATGGACGTGATCCTCTCTCGCGTAGTCGGTGGCAACGCCGATCGACGCAGTTGCTGCGTCCATCAGCGGCAGCGCGTCGGCGGGCTTGGCCGTGGTGATCTGGGCGCCGACCGTGGTCCACTTGACGCCGTCGAAGGTGTACTGCGGAACGCCGGCGACAGCCGGCACCGGATACTTGTCGTTGAGCTGCGGGGAGGGAGGGAAATCAAGAGCTGCCATCAGAGCCTCGCATCTAACATAAACGTACCGGCCCACAGGTTTGCCGGAACATTCATTACCGCGGGTATTGTTGTGTTTACGATAATGAGCGCTCCTGCGCCGTCTGCGTATAAGCTAATGGTTGATATGTCGTAGCTCCCTATACCCGCCCGACTAATGGCGCCTGCGTAGGCGCGCGGTACGATCGTCGGATCAGACCTCATCGGTGGTACGAACTGCAGCTGGAAATGAGCTTCGGAGGCGCTGATTTCCATGAAGTGCCCGGACAGCCACGGGCTCATCTGCAAATAGCGCCTGCACGTCACCAGTTCCTGATCGAAGGGCCGCATGATGAGCCCCGAGCGTTCGGCGGCGGGGGCTTCGATGCCGGGAAGAATGACAACACCAGTGATGGAGGCATAGCCGCTTGTTGTCGCCAGAAGATTTGGCGTTGCGTTTGACGTCATCTCTACCGTGAGCGTTGCGCCTTTGTCGTTTCCACCCGACCAAGTGCCGGTAGTCCGCGCCGGGAACGTAATCGTCACCCACTCAAACGCCGCACCGCCTGCAATCGTGAATGGCATCCACGGCGTTACCGTAGTGCCGTCCTTGTTATACATAACCGCGCGGTAGGTGCCGCCCAGAAAGGCCCTGACCCAGAAGCCTACCGTGACCGGCATCGCTGCAGCCGTACCCCATTTTACGCGCTCGAACCTGTAGCCTTCGATTGGGTGGTCGAACCGCACTACCTCTTCAACGCCCATCGACGCTTGCGCGATAGTGACGGTAAATTGAAAGCACTGAGTAAAACCCGGTACTTCCGTGGCGAGCAACCCCTGCTGAGCGAAAGCAACCTGCCCACCTCCAGAGAGACCTACGCCCGCGATCCAGCCATCCAGAACATAGGCGCTAATACCCGAACCGGGGACCGTATATATTGGAGCATTGCCGTTCTCTTGGCTGACTTCCATCGACCCGTTGATTTGCATTCCTGAATATGAAAGCGCGTCCACGGGCGCTGCGTAGATATTCTTCCGCGCCTGAACCTTCTGCGTGTCGGTCAGCGCCTGCGCCGAATCGTACAGCACCGCGCGAGCAGCGATGCGGTTATCGAACTGCGAGGCGTCCGGCTGTGGGGAAGCGATCACCCACTGCGTGGTGTTGCCGTCGTTGTAGCGGATGTAGAGCTGGCCACCGACGCTGTCATACCAAAGCGTCGAATCGATCGGATCAGGCGTCGGCTTGACGTTCGACACGATCACGCTGGACTTCGCTGCCACCAGCGCATCGACATAGCTCTTGTTGGTGGCGTGGACGCCCGCGGTCGGGGCTGCTGCCGGCAATGACAGCGCGCCGGTCATCACGTCGCCTGCGACCTCGACATATTGCGGGTCAACGGCGCCGGCGATCATGTCCCACTGCGCGGGAGTGAAGACAGCTGGCGATACTGCGACCTTGGCGCGGTAAAGGATGCCAGCGTTGATGACGTAGCTGCCGACGGCGTATTGGGCGCGGACGTCGAAGTAGCGCACCGCGAGCAGCGGCAGTGGCGAGCCGACGGTGCCGGCGGCGGCATCGCCAACAGCTAGTTGTCGATTCGCGGTGTTGACCGAGATCTCGCCAGGCTCAAGCGGATTGGGAAAGGCGGTGGCAGGATTCGAACTCCGGCGATGCCGGTACTGGCTCGTCATGTGCGCCTCAATCAGGTAGCAATCAAAAAGCAATCAATCGCGCTTGTAGTAACCACGCTTGATCCGTTTTCGGATGTCGGCATCGACTACATGTGGAGCAGCATACACCGCCGGGCGCCCGGCGGATATAGGGCCTTCAACCGGCTCTGAAATTGGCAAACCTGGCGGCGGCACCGGCGGCGGCACGTCGGCCAGCACATAGGGCGGCGCGACGGTGCCTTCCGGCAGGACCACCGGCGGGAAGTTGGCGTCGTATTCGGTCTTCTCGGTCGCGATCGCGTTGGCGGCGTCAGCTGTAGCGTACAGCTCGTTCAATACGTTGCGCGGACCCTGGAAATCGTTCGGGTTGGTGAGGCGGTTCGGCCGCGGAGGATTGTTCATGCCAGTGCCCACAGAGCTACCACCAGCAGCAGGAGTGCTGCCAGTGCTAGCCCGATGATAACACGATAATCGTTCACTTCTTGCGTTTGACGCCTGGCTTGTCGGCGTCCTCTTCTTCCGCCTCGGTGTAGATCGGCGGCGGATCGGCGCGCTCGCCGGGGCCGTGCGGGTTATCCATGTCGTTGGTGTCGTTGTTGCCCGGTCCCGACACCGGGACGTATTCACCGGCGGCACCAGGAGAGCCGCGCAGATCGACTTCGTCGCTCTGCTGCTGGCGCATCGCCTCGGTCGGCGACAGCGGCGAGTTGGCTGGCGTGCCCATCGGGTCTTCCTGATCGATGAAGGCGCCGGCCGGCTCGCCAGAAGGCGTCAGCGGCTTGTCCTTGTTGATCTCGGAGGCGCGTTCGCCGCTGCGGGGATTAGCCGGTTCGGGCGTTTTGGCCGTATTCTTGGCCTTTTCCGCCGCTTTTCGCTCTTCCTCGCGCTGATTCTGCGTCTTGTCTGGTCCAGCCATGGTTTTAGCCCTCTTTTCAGGTTGTGAGCGTTTCACGGCGGATTTTTTGACCTTGGAAGCCGCTTTGCCGGGCTTTTTTCCCGGTTTTTCGGGCTTTTTGCCCTTCTTCGGCTTCCTGGGCATCAATTCCTCCGCTTTTTCGTCGCGCCCTCGCGGGCGACATCCGTAAACGTCAGAGTTGACGCCGCCGATACCGACGGGCCGGTCCTGACCGTGACGGCAACGGTTCCGGCGGCGAAAAGTGCCGGTGAAATCGGCGTGGTCAGGCTGGATTCGTCAATAAAGGTTGTGGGCGCGTCGGTGCCGTCTAAGCAGATGATGCTTTCGGCGATGAAATCGTTGCCGGTGGCGGTCAAAGTAAAATCCGGGTCGGTCACCACGGCGGTGTCGGGGTCAATGCTTGCGAGCACCGGCGGCTCGACGTTTTCGCCGGCGCTGCCGACCAGTGGCAGGTCGCCGGTCTTGACGATGATGTTGGCGGGACCGCGGATAACCAAGGTTTCGCCGGCGGGGACTTCGTAGTGCTGCGCCATCAGAATGTTCCTCCATCGATAATCGCGGGCATCGAGGTGACGATCACCCAGCTCGCGTTGCTTCTTGCGTATTGCTGGCCGTCCATCGGCGCCTCGCCGACGCCGCCGCCGGTGCTGATCGGCAACCAGGCGTAATCGGCCCAGCGAAAACTGATGCCGTGGCCGGTGTAGATCTGGCCCGACGTCGGTGCTGAGGGAAAATCAAAAGCCATGTCACTGCTTCCATACGCGGACACGCACGGTGCCGCTGGCCAAGTCCAGCGTGCCGGCGGTCTTGTTCTGGAATTGAAACTTGACGGTGTTGGCGGCGGAAACCCAGGCCAGCAACGTCATGCCGGTGAGGTCGAGTGAAAAACTCACCGAGCAGAAGTCGCCCATCGCAGCCCCCGTCACCGTCAGGGTCTGGATCGCGCCGACCGCGCCGGTCGCGAGCGAGGCCGGGTCGTAGACCACGCTGCCTTGCAGATACAGGCCGGTGATGTCGGTCGGGGTATGGGTGTGCGTGGCAGGCGGAAAGGTCGCGGGCTTGCCGGTGATGTCGGCCCAATCGCTGGAGCCAGAGCCTGCACCCGGCGCGCCGGCCGGGCCGATGGTCCCGACCCACTGCGTGGAGGTGCCGTCATTGTAGTAGACCAGCAGCGTTCCTGAGTCGGTTTCAAACCAAAAATCGCCCGCGACAGGTGCGGGAGGCGGCGTGTCGCCGACCCATGCCGGCGCGCCATTCGCCCCGCGCGGTCCTGTCGGCCCGGTGAGGCCGGTGGCGCCCTGCGGTCCCTGGATGCCCTGCGGCCCCTGCGAGCCGGTGTCGCCTTTAATTCCTGGAAGGCCCTGGTCGCCCTTCTGCCCCGGAGGTCCGGCGTTGCCGACCGGACCTGGCGGGCCGGCCACGCCTTGCGGCCCTGCCGGTCCCGGCGCGCCGACGGCGGCAGCGAACGTGGTCGGGATGACGCCGCCGGGACCGGAGACGCCGATCGCGGTCACCGCCTCGGAAGCGTCGGCGTCATTGCTGGTGGGTATCCACAGCGCGATGCGGGCGTTCTGGCTCATGAGATGATCAAATCCGATGCGTGCCAGGTGCCCCACATTCGGCAACCGACTTGAGGTGCAGTAGACATCGTCAGCGTGTTGCCGGTGGCCGAGAAATCGACCGACGGCTCCTGCACGATGCCGTCGATCGAGATCATGATCTCGCCGACCGCGTTGGCATTGGTCGGCTGATCCCCCAGCGTCGGGTTCGGATAGGTCATGGTGAAGATGCGGTTGATGCCGTCGGGGACGGGAGCAATCTTGATCTTGAACACCGAGATAGCGCCGGGCGCGAGCTGGCTAGCCTCGACCAGCAGATCCCACTGCACAATAGAGTTGGCGGTGGCGCCGACGTTGAGGGTCAGCGATGAAGTCGCCTTGTCGATGGTGTAATCCATCCCGATCACCAGCCGCACACCGTTGAGGTGGACGTCGCTGTCGTTGTCTGTGACCAGCGGGATCTTGCCGTCCTTGTCGGCGCCGGTGAACACAGTCTGCCCGGCGGTTGCGATATAGACGAAGTTATCTTGGTAGGCCGGCGTCAGGGTGTAGGGCGTGGTCCACTGGGTGCCGTCCCAGATGTAGAGCTGGTTGTTGGTGGTGTTGTAATAAAAGGAGCCTGGTGCCAGCGGATCAGGCGCAGTGATGCCGGTTTCCGGGTTGGCTGACCCAGGGAATGGCGGCTGCGGCCAGGCGCCGAGGTAGTAGAAATTCCAGTTGCCGACCAGCTGGTAGGCTTGCAGCGCCCACCACTTCGCGCTCCAGAGGCCGGCGAGGCCGCCTTCGACGGGTTGGTAATAGAGGCCGTGGCCCCACGGCGTGCCTTGGGTGTAGGCCGGCGCGTCCTCCGGGTTGACCACCGGGCCTGCGAGATATTCCGCCCAGGCCGCGGACTGCTCTTGATTAGTTTCGCTGACCTCGGCGTGGGCTTGACTGTAATTGGCCCAGTTCTCGGCGTCGTTGGTTTCTGCTTCCACCGTGGAGGTGGCGTTGATGGCGAGGTGGGTGTTGTGCTCGATCGTGGCGTTGGCGGCGTTGATCGCGGTCAGGAAGGTGGCCGCGGTGTTGGCGGCGGCCTCGGCGTCCAAGGCGCGCAGGTGGGTGTTGCGCTCGCTGGCCAGCACCTGGCCGGCGGCGTTGATGGTTGCCTGGGCCTCGGCGATCACCCGGTTCTCAACGCTGTTGATCTCGGCGCGGGTGTGCTTGAGTTCGACCGCGAGCTGGTCGGGACCGACGATATTGTTTTTCAGCCGGCCGTCATCCCTGCGGATCTCGGCCAGGGCTACTTGCGTTGACTGGATGGCCTCGATCAGGTTCTGGATCTGGGCGTCGAGCCGGTCGCCGGGAAAAGGCCCGCGGGGGTTGTTGCGGGCGATGTCGGCGAAGGATACCTGCCGAGCCGGCGGCTTAAGAGCTGCCATGTGCTAGCTTTCATGCCGGCCTGCCGAGGGCCATTACAGGCGAGGTGATTTATGGCACTGGATGACGCAAAAAGGAAGCCGCTGTCGGCCGAGCATTTGGCAGCACTCGATGGCTTGGACCGCGGGGTGACGTTCAACACCGCCCACACCGTGGCGCGCGAGCTGATCGAGATGGGGTTGGCCTTCTCCGATTGGGGACGGCTCGCCATCACCGAGGCGGGTCGCATTGCACTACGGCGGCCGCTGCAGTCGTTTCGAATTATCGATGAGCACGTCGCCGACTTATCCGACGAGCAGTTCTTCGCGGAGGGCGTGCGCGCGATCGATCCGATGACGGCGCCGCATCTTGTTCACGCATCGCAATCGAAGATGGAGCGCACAGCGATCGTGTTGGTTGAAGAAGAACCTTACGAGCCGTTGCCGCCGGCGAGCGATGACATTCAACGCGCGGTGCGAGCTGCTGGAGTTGCAAGCGGCATCACTGGCGTGTGGGTCGAAGACAAATGGGTGCATGCATTCATTGAGGCGTTCGTGAGCGGCGAGTGAAACTCATCACATAAAAAACTCACAACACAAAAACGCAGCAACAAAAATTTTGCCACGCAGCACTGCGAACGCGCGCGCCGTGTAGCTTTGGCCACGCCGGGGGGTGATTGTGTTGCGCACGATTAGGTTGTGCGCCATTTAATTGCACGCAATTCAACGGCGCGCTGCGGCCGGCCCTATGTTATATAAACATGGGGTCTTTGCCTATAACCTACTGAAATCATTGGGCTTTCACTATCGCGCCAGGCGCTTGGGAAGCAATAGGGATTATTCCAGCTCTGCTATCGCCGCATCCAGCTCGCTCGCTGTTAGATCAGCGCCGCGCTTGCCGATCGTCGCTGATTTATCGTCGCTGAAATACTCTAACAGCGTTCGGCCGGCGCTTGCCTTTGATGCGGCGCTTGCGTCGTTATCCCTTAGCACGTTCAAAAGCGCCTGCTTAACTTCATCGCGGAGAGACGCCGTTGATGATTGCTCTTGTGGCTTTGCGCTTTGCACTATCGGTTCTCTTGTTCGTCGCATGCTTTGCCCTCTTGATATTCCATTGCTGCAGGTGACCGCCGTGCAATCTGCAGCGACTCACGCCGTGCATTGCTAATTGGCCGCATGGTTTACCGCTATGCCGTGCAACGCCGTCGCACTTGATACGGTTAACATGCCCTTGTTTTATCGCATGCTTTGCCATTGCTGCACGCCAAGCCGCATTGCCTGATCCGCTTGTTTTCACTTTTTTTCTCTTTTTTCAGATTTTCTGATTGACTCGCTCTGTATCATATGAGACAAGAACGCATCGAAACGAAACGAGACGGAACATAACATGCTAATCAAAGAAGCGCAGGCCATTACCGGCTCAATTGGTTATCCCTCCAAAATGCCGGGAACAAGCTACGGCCTATCGGCCGAAAAGTGCATCACCGGTTCCAAGCTTGCGCAGATTGAAGGCTCCACCTGCTTCAACTGCTATGCGCTTAAAGGCAATTACATTTACCCATCGGTAAAAGCCGCGCATGAAAAGCGCCTTTCCGGCATCAATCATCCGGCATGGCCTAAAGCAATGGCCGGCATGTTGCGCGCCGCGCATCGGCCTAACAAAAAGGGCGAGCAATTGCCTCCCTATCATCGTTGGCATGATAGCGGTGATTTGCAGTCTGTGCCGCACTTGGAAGCAATCTGTGAAGTGGCGCGGCTAACACCGGAATTGATGCACTGGATTCCCTCGCGCGAGCTGTCAATTCTCAAAGAGTTTTTGGCCGGTGGTGGTGTAGTGCCGGACAATCTGATCATTCGCATATCGGCCACTATGGTCGATGGCGCGCCAACTAAAGCATGGTCGCATACTTCAACTGTACAGACCGAGCGCACCGAGGATTCGTGTCCCTCGTTGCTGCAGGATGGCAAGTGCGGAGCATGCCGGCGGTGTTGGGATAAATCGATACAGAATATTCCGTATCCGATTCACTAAACCGCGCACCCCATAGCTTAGACGGCCGGCACCGCAAGGTCACCGGCCACTAGGGCGTGGAAGCATCACTGGCGATGTTTTCGCATTTCAAATTTTGAAAGGTTAAGACAATGGAATATCTCGACTCGGTGGTTGTCGATGTTACCCGCGGCGATGAAATCGACACCATCGAAATCATGGTCGCCGATAACATCCTCAGCCGTGGCGATGACACCATAGACGGCCGCGGGCTGTATCCTGGCCTAGTGTGGGATTGCGGCGCCTATCTGGACGCAGTGCATTGGAACGCCGAAGGCGAAACCATCGCCTACCTGATCAACGAAGGTCAGATTCTGGAAGATACCATAGAAGCCTATTCCGACCCCGACGGCGATCATCCGGCAGTCACCTGGAAAGTCCGCCCCGCATCAATCGCAGTCCTGCGCAAGCATGGGATTATCTGATCATGGCACGCATGAAGCCCGCACCCGCGACCCGCTACATAGTCCGCGACAAGGCAACGCAGGGAATCGATTTCCTGCTCTGGGGTGATGATGACCCCAGAGCAGCGCAGCACAGCCTAGCCGAAGCCATAGCCGAAGGCCTGGAAGTTGAGCTGGTAGTGATGCCAGCCGATGACATGGACGAACACACCCGCAACCTGATTGAAGGAAAATAACATGAAGATGTTTTTGGATACCGTGCACTTCAGCCCGCACCGGCACTTTGGCGTAGTGCTCGACACCGAGGGGTTCATCCTCGGAAAAACCCCAATGTTCCGCACCGCAAAGCAGGCGTTCAACGCCGCGCATACCCTGCGCGACGAGATCATGACCCGTGATGCCCTGGTAATCGCCCAGGCCACAGAAGAGGCAGGACTGTGATGACCCAATACAGCAAGGTAGCCGTAGAGAAGGCCATCCAGGCCTCCCGCCGTAGCGGCCAACATATTGGCAAGCGCGAAGCCCAGGCCATCCACCGCCTGCTAGCCGGGCGCGGTGCGCCCCGCTACGGCATCTGGTGCGAAGTCTGGGGCGGTGTCACTGGCAGTCGCAGTAGTTGGGCCAAAGGCCCAGCTGGCGAAGTGCTGGAATTCGCCAGCCAGGAGGAAGCCGTAGTCGAAGCCGAGGCCAGGATGGCCCGCACCCAGGGCGATGTCAGGCGTACCGCCAACTTTGCCTATACCGCAGCCGAGCTGGAACCATGACCAAGGAACGCTTCATAGCCGGGCTGGAACGGCTCGGCCACAACATCTCGACCGGGCACCGCCTGCTGGGGATAGGCCGCGCCACCATGTACCGGATCTCCAGGGGCACCTCCGAAGTGCCCCCGGTAGTCCAGCGCCTGATGGACATGTACGAAAAATTCGGCGTGCCGGAGGAACACCGGCAATGAAGGAAGCCGTCGCAACCCTCATGATCATCTTGGCCGCCATCGGCCTGATAGCCTTCGCCCAAGCGTTCGATGAGCCGCCCGAACCGCCGCCGCCGCCCGCCAACGTCGAAGCGATCGCAGTATAAAAAACGGCCCGGCGTAGTGCCGGGCCGTAATCGTTTGGCCGGGTCGGCCGCGCCGTCGGCCGGGTAGTCTGGCCGGGGTGAGCCCAGCATGTGCAGGGTAGTATATATATATATAACTTTAGGGATTCCTTAGAAGCTGGGGCAAAAAAGCGGGCTCACTTGGGCTCACCACGCTTTTCGTGCGAGTTTTCAGTACCTTACCTGAGCCCAGCTGTTGAGCCCACCCCCTCGGTGAGCCCAGCAAAATGTGGGCTCAGGAACTTTTTAGAGGGTTTCCGGCGGTTCCATTTCCCCTGTGAGCCCACCCTTTCCCGAAGGGCTGGGCTCACGGTTAGGCACCGCCTTCAGCACCGTCTGGGTAGTGTCAATGTGCCCCCATTTAGCCGCGTGTTCCCGCCGTCCTGTTTCACTCAGTGCGGCTGCCGCGGCGGCCCGTGACCGGAAGCAGTAGAGATGCAGCTGCCGACCGCCGATCCGCATCCGGGCCGGCTGCCCGTTCGGTAGTTTGACCCGCACGCAGTGGTCATTGAACGCCCCCTCCAGCTGCCCCCGCCACAGCGCGCCGGAGCCGCCCGACCGCTCGTCGCCGGTCAGCTGCCCCTCGACCTCCCGCTCAAGGAAGATCTTGGGGAAGACCAAGCCGCGATCGTCATCCGCGGCGAAGTCGAGCAGGGCATGCTCGACGTCCGACAGCGCGAGATCCGCCATCTCGGCCTTGCCGGCGGTCTTCAGCGGAGCAAAGGCGTTGAACTGCGAGAGATCAGAGCTGGCCAGGTAGTCGGCCAGGGCGGCGATGTTGCCAGGCCCCCGCAGCCAGGCGTCCATCTCGACCCCCTCAGCCGGCGTCATCTCGCGGCCATTACGGAGCACAGTGATGCGGCGGTCACTGGCGGGAATGGCTGCGGCGTTGGCGTGATTGGTAGCGATCCAGATCGAGCAGTAGGACATGCCGTCGAACGCCGGCAGTCCCTTGACCTTGAAGCTGCGCCGCTTCGGCGCCGGGTCCATCACGTTCTTCAGCGCAGTGTACACGCTGCGCTTCTCACCGCGGCGATAGGCCGTCGGAGAGCTGTGCGCCTCATCGACCGTGACCAAGAGGCAGTTGGCCTGCCAGTCGGTGTAGACCGCCTGCGCGGAGGTGCCGGCCAGGATCTCGAAATCCTCCGACTTGCAGTAGGCTTCGCCATATAGCGCGTGTGCTATCCTAAACATGAAGCCGCGGCCGGTGCCGAACTTGCCCTCGCGCGGCCCATCCTCATTGTCGGCCACGAACCAGATGCTGATGCCCGGCACTTGCGGGTTCAACATCTTGTAGGCCAGCCAGTCCAAAAACCAGTTGCGTTCGGTCATGTCAGGCAGGAAGCGGTCGAGGAAGTCGAGGAAGGGCTGGATGTCGCCCAGCTCCGAGCCTGTGTGCTGCGGCTGTCGGTAGGTGTTCTTGTAGATCTTGCCGTCGGCATCGACGTAGCCGGGAAAGCCACGATCCGGCGCCATCCTCACCCCGGCGATGGCGGCCCTGGCCGAACTGAGCAGCCATAGCGCGGTAGCGAACACCCGCACCGGCTTGCCCTTCTCCTTGATCTTCTCTTCCTCCCACCAGTGCATGTACGAGGTCTTGAACGCGGACAGCGACATCGTGCAGTGCGCGCTCGGCTCATACAATTGCACTACCCGGTCGGCCCGCTCGTCATAGCCGTGGGTCTTGATCAACCACATCGCCTTGTCCGCGATCGGATCGGCTCCACCCGGCCGCTGCGGCGGCGGCGATATTTTCTGCTTGATCACTGCTAGTCCTCCCATGTGTGTTTGTGCTCGACCATCAGCTGCTTCAGTTGCTTCTGGAATTCGGGGTCGTCATCAGGTGAAAGACTCTTCCAACGGTGCGAGACGCCGTACTTGGTATCCCATAGCGCGAGGCCAGCGCCGCCCTTGTTGACCAGCACCCGGTCGGGCGTGCGCGATTCCTTGTCCCACAGGTCGGCCCGGCCCTTCATCTTGGCCGCACCGGCGCGCTTCTCCAGCTCCGACAGTTTCACCCGCTCGCCAGTGGACAGCGTGAACACCATGTCCGGCGTAAGATCATACACCCGCTCGCCATGGACATGGTTCTTCGACATCGCGATCTGTTCAAGGCCGAGGCCGAGCATCACCTCCTCGCAGGCGGTGATCATCAAGGGGATGTCGGCCTCCGGGAAGAACGGCAGATCGGACAGCTGCACGTCCAGGATCGAGGCGCCGATGTAGCCGTACTCGCGGCCTTCCGAGTGATAGCCATGCACCGCGACGTACCGCTTGTCCCTGCCGGTGAAATACTCAACCAGGTGGGGCTTGTCGGAATCCGATTTGAACCTGGCGGTCCAGTGCCGCTTGCGTGCGGTGTTGCAGCGACCGATCAGGGCCAGCGTGGTGCCGCCCGACGTTCTCCACAGGCAGTCGGCCATGAACTCGGGCCACCTTGCCTCCAGCCTGATCGTCAGTGCATCCCGCACTGCGGCGCTGCGCACGTCGAGGTCGATCACGAACACATCATGCCCGAACATGCGGATGCCGGCGGCTTTGCCCCGCCACATCGAGATCGATTCGTCATCATTGCAGGTATACGGCCAGCCCTGGAACGGCCCATCGCGGCCGCGTAAGGGTATGACATCAAAGCCGTTATCGCGGATCTGCTGCCAAACCCGGCGGTAATGGTGGACCGGCTTCGGCTGCAGCGGGACGGCTTGCTTTAGAGCTGCGGGATGGTACACATTCATGGTGTCCTCGGCTTCAGGGATGGGGTGGACGATACATAGAGGCCGCGGGGGTCAGATCCCGCGGCCTTTGCTATCTGAGCAGCGCGTCAATATCGGCCGTATTCGCGATTTGTACAGCCACTGCCCCTAGTGTGCTGTACTGCCGGCGCCACTCTATCTGGTGGGCGGTTAGCCGCCCGCCGCGCGGCCGCTTCACCTCGACAAAGAACACCCGCCCGCCCGGCAGCACCACAATACGATCAAAATATCCACGGTTGCCCAGACAAGTGACCTTGTCGCAGCGGCCGCCTAGTGCCCGCACCCGCCGCACCAGTTCTGTCTCCACCACGTTTTCTTTATCAGATAGTTTGACAGGCACGGCGATCTGTGTCCTTCTGTGGTCAGAAAACTGAAATTGAGGATGACATGACCAAGCATAGCACGTTGATTGGTGGCTCTACTGCAGATCGTTTGCTGCACTGTCCTGGTTCTTTCCGGCTTATCCAGAACCTGCCCGATCAGACCGAAGTCCCTTCCGAATATGCGAATTATGGCTCGGCCATGCACGCGGTCATGGACGCGCTGATGGCCATGTACAATGACGGCTTTCCTGACATCGAAGTGATGATCGAAACCGCCCGTGAACTGATCGGCGACCACTTCTACGATCGTGAGCTGACCAAACAACACATCGAAGACTCCATCATTCCCGCGATCGAATCGCTCTACCAGCTCATGAACGAATACGGCGGCGGCTTCCGGGCCGTCGCCAATGAGCTGAAGGTCAAGTTTCCGAACGTGCCCGGCGCCTTCGGCACCACCGACCTCCTGATCGCCAGCGCCGATCGCATCATCCTGGTCGATTGGAAGTTCGGTATGGGCGTGCCGGTGTACGCGCTCTATGAAGACAAGGTGCTCGGCGATCGCGTCAACTCGCAGCTGCTCTATTACTTCGCTGCCGCCATCAACACGCAGCCGAAGCTGTTCTCAAAGAAAAAGTTCGCCGTCGCCATCATCCAGCCGCGGGTGCAGGACGAGGCGCGCCGGCTCACCCACACCACCATCACCCGCAAGGAAGTCAGCAACTTCATCGATGACGTGGTCGATGCGGTCGATGCCGCGGTCGGCAAGAACCCACCGCTGGCGGAAGGCGACCACTGCCGCTGGTGCCCGGCGCATCCGGTTTGTCCGTTGAAAGTCACTGCGCTGTTTGAGCTGTCCGCGATGGGGCCTGTGCCTGCCCGGCCGGTGCCGGCCAACGGCGATGACGGCACCTACGGTGAATTCCTCGCCAAGGCCAAGCGGCTGGTCGACATGCTGTCGGACTACCAGAAGCAGGTCGATGACGCGCTCCACACCTATCTGGCCAACGGTGGCACCGTCCCCGGCTGGCACCTGAAGTACAAGACCAAGCTGCGCCAGTGGGTCGATGAGGAAACCGTCGTTCCCTGGCTGCGCGATCACGGCTTCGATGAAGAGGAGATCTGGCAGACCAAGCTGCAGACCTTTGCCGTCGTTGATAAGGTCGCCAAGCGCCGCGGCGTCAAGATCCCCGACGAATTCCGCGTGGCGCCGGAATCCACCGACACCACCATTGCACCTGATAGTGACACCACCGGGCGCATCGCTAGCCCGGCGACGGTCGAGGCCGAGTTCGCGGCTGCACTGAAGTCCTTGCGCCACGGCTGATGCTGCGGCACAAGTAACCTGCCGGCATCCGCCGGTCACCTTCGTAAAATGCCTTAAGGCAGATTGGACTGAAACTATGGCTAACGAACTCGTAAAACGTAACCTCGGATCTTCCTCCCTCACTACCTTCGATGACGATCTCGCTGCCCGCCTCCTCAGCGGCATCGAGGACAGCCAGGCCACCACCATGGTGGCCGGTGACGGCGTCGATCTCATCAAGATGGACAAGGGCACCGGCGCCTGGGGCATGGGCCAGGCCGATGATCCGATGCAGGTCGGGTCCAACTGGCTGATCAACATCCTCTCGGTCTGCCACGGCAGCGTCTGTTGGTCCGACTACAAAGGCACCCGCAAGAACGAACGCCTCGGCGAGGTCATGGTCCCCATGTCCGAACCGAAGCCGCCGAAGCCGGCGCCGATCGATGGCTTCCCGTTTAAGGAACAGCGTTCATTCGAGGCTTACTGCCTCAATGGCGAGGACGAGGGCCGCAAGGTCCAGTTCAAGAACGGCAGCGTCGGCACCATGAAGGCGATGAAGAAGCTGGAGGACGCCATCAAGGCGCAACTGCGCAACAACCGCGCCTTCCCGAACCCGGTGGTCCAGTTCGAACAGGACAGCTACAAGCACGGCGACTACGGCCGCATCTGGAACCCGATCTTCAACATCGTCGATTGGGCGGATTTCGAAGGCAACCTGCTGTCCGAGCTTGATGCCCCCGAACAGGTCAAGGCCACAGCACCTGCGCCGAAGCCGGCTCCTGCCGCCGCGGCCAAGCCCGCGATCAAGGCCAAGCCGCCGCTCAACGTGGTGCCCAAGGCGCCCGTACAGGAGGTTCTGGAGCCGGAGGCGGCTGATACCGCCACCGCCGTCCGCGGCCCCCGGCGCCGCCCGCCAGCGGCCTAAAGGCTACCTTCTACCGGGCACCTTCGGGTGCCCGGCCTGCCTGCGCCATCCCCAAAGGCACCCCCATGCGCGACCACGGCCCCACCATCGACCCCGATAAGGTCTGCTGGTTCGACTTCGAATCGAAGTCCGAGCAGGATCTGCAGGACGTCGGCGCCTACCGCTATGCCGATGACGAGACCACCTCGGCCATCATCCTGGCTTGGGCGATCGGCCGCGAGCCGGTCAAGACCCATACTGCGTTCGCGGTCGGCCAGCCCTTGACCTGGTTCAGCCTGCCCCACGGCTTCCTGCGTTTCCATGACCGGGCGCTGAAGGATTCCAGCTACAAGTTCGCGGCGCACAACGCCGCCTTCGACCGCGCGCTGTTGAACTACGCCGTCGATGGCTCGGTTTACACCCCGCCGGAGCTGGTGATCGACACCGCGTTCCAGGCCACCGCCTCCGGCCTGCCGCCGGACCTGGCCGGTGCGGCCAAGGCTGCCGGGGCCACCCACAAGGTCGAGAACGGCGACGAATACATCAACCTGTTCTGTGCGCCCGGCGCCACCGCCACCCCGCAATCGCACCCGGAGCAGTGGGGGCTGTTCTGCATCTACGCCGCCGGCGACGTCGATGCCATGCGCTCGCTGTTCCTGCGAACCCGGCAGCTGTCGGCGCAGGAATGGGCCGAATATCACGCCATGGAAAGAATCAACGAGCGCGGCATCGGCGTCGATGTGGACTTCGCCGGGCGGGCCGACGAGCTGTCGAAGGAGGCGCGAATCCGCGCCGGCCTCGAGCTGCGGCAGTTGACCGCTGGCGCGGTCAGCGGCGTCAATAACGTCAAGGATATGGTCGGCTGGCTGCGCGACGTGCTGCCGCCCGGCGGCGACGGCATCAAGATCCTGACCAAGCGCGAGGAAGAGGAGGACGATTACGGCACCGTCACCAAGCCCGGCAAGTTCTCGCTGACCCGTGCCCGCGTCGAGAAGCTGATCCCCTATTGTGAGGCGGTCGATAACGAAGCCGCGGCCAGGGTTCTGAACATCCGGCTGTTCGGCGGCTCGGCGGCACCCGCCAAGTACGGCAAGATCCTGCGGCAGGAGATCGCCGGCTGCGTCTACGGACAGTATGTGCCCGGGGGCGCTGCCATGACCGGGCGGGCTTCTTCCCGCGGCATCCAGATCCAGAACCTGGTCCGCAAGTCCCTGCCTTACGAGCACGCCGCGATCGAGGCCATCCTCGCCGGCTGCGACTTCGACACCTTGGCGGCGCTCGGCGATGACACCCCGGTGATGCGCAAGCTTGGACTCCTGATTCGTACCGTGTTCGTTCCGCGTTCGATCGACAACGTCTTCGTCGGTTCCGACCTCAGCCAGATCGAGGCCAGGATATTGCGATGGCTGCCGGATACGCCAGCGGCCGAGAAGAGCCTGCAGATCATGCGCGACTGCGATGCCGACAAGACCGTGCCGGACATCTACGTCCGCGCCGCGGCTGCGGTGTCATCGCTCGAGATCGCCGACATCGATGAGGAGCTGCGCCAGCGCGGCAAGGTGTTTGAATTGGCCCTGGGGTTCGGCGGCGGCGCCGGTGCGGTGGTGGCGATGGGGTCGAACTACGGCCTCTATATGCCCGAGTACGAGATCAAGGAGGCGGTGCGGAAGTGGCGGGCGGCCAACCAGTGGTGCGTCCGCTTCTGGGGCAAGCACGATGACGATAGCTCCTACGGCCTGTGGGGCGCTGCCAACCGCGCGCTCGAGAACCCGCACAAGCCGCAGGCGGCCGGCCGCGTCACCTACATCTTCCTGCCCGGCTACCTCGGCGGCTCGCTGCTGTGCATGTTGCCGTCGGGCCGGGCGCTGACCTACCGCGGCATCCGCTACGAGACGGTCACCGACTACGATGACGATGACAACATCATCGGCAAATCCCGCCAGCTGCGGTTCTGGAAGGGCCGCACCCGGTCCAAGATCTGGCACGGCACGCTGTGCGAGAACGTGGTGCAGGCGGTGGCGGCCGACGTGCTGCGCGGCATCTTGGTGCGGCTGGAGGCCGACGGCTTCAATATCCGCCTGCACAGTCATGATGAAGTGCTCGGCGAGGTTAACGCACAGAATGCCAACGCCTATGCCGAGGCCCTGCGTTGGCAGATGCGGCGCGGCTTTGAGTGGTCCAAGGGGCTGCCACTGATGTCCGGCGAAACCATCCAGCCCTATTACAGCAAGTGGAAAAAACCGAAGGAGATCAAGTCATGACCCCCGCCCAAAGAGAGGCGCTGGCCTACACCGCCCCGATCATGAAGACCTTCATGATCGAGTGGTTCTACAGCACCTACGAAGACCCGGTCGAAAGCTGCCCCTATGATTCCGCCGAGGGCGGTTACCAGTACATCTGGGGTGAGCCGTCCGATGCTAACGAGATCATTCAGAGCCAGTTCGGCGGGATCTTCTCGGAAACGCTGATGAACGAGGTGGTCGAGTATATCGAGGAAACCTCGCCCGACACTGACGAGTGGGTGCCGATCCCGCGCGCTGAAGACTACGCCGTGAACGAGCAGGGGCATGATTAAGCCGCTGCCTCCCGAGGTGCGCAAGCGCCTGGCGCTGATGCTGCCGTTGCTGGCCTCCAGCAACGGTGGCGAATGCGCCGCCGCCGCCAACGCCATTAGCCGGCTGCTGAAGGGCCACGATCTGGATTGGCATGATCTGACCGCCGCGATCGCGGAGCCAACCAGCGCGCCGCGCAGCCAGCCTGCATCGTCTCCTAGGCGGTCTCCGAAGGAGCGCAACCTGACACCGGAGGAGGTCAAGATCCTGGTGTCCGCTATCTACGCGGGCCGCGGCCACCTCGACGCACGGGCTAGGGCGTTCCTGGATGGCCAGCTGGCGCGCGCCAAATACGGCCGGGTGCTGTTCTCGGACAAGCAGTGGGCCTGGCTGATGGATCTGACGAAGCAAGCGGAGGCGACATGATGGCATACAAATATACCAGCCAGACCAGCAGCGGCTGGACTATCGAGACGGACCCCGACGCCCCCGCGGACAAGCGGTGGCGTATCACCCACCCGGAGTATGGCGAGCGGTTCTTCCCCAAGAAGGAGGAGGAAGATCACAGCCGCAATTACATTCTGGAGTTCACCATTAAGCACATGATGGAGCAGACGGAAAAGAAACTCGGCAAAAATTGGTTTAAACGATGAGACATAAATCAGAGCTGCGGCACTATCAACAACGCATCGCCGGCTTCCTGTACGAGCACGATGAGGCGATCGGTGTCGCTCGTCCTGGCGGCGGCAAGACGATAGCCTCCTTGACGGCGATTGAAGAGCTGATCCGCGACAAGCACATCCGCCACGCGCTGGTGATCGCGCCCAAGCGCGTGGCGCGGATGGTGTGGCCTGATGAGGTTGCGTTGTGGAGCCACACCCAGGGCCTGAACTATGCCGTGCTGTCCGGCACCCCGCGCGAGCGCGCCGAGCTGCTGGCCGACGCACCGGGGCGGCAGATCACCCTCGTCGGCCTCGACGTCGCCGAGTGGCTGGTCAAGGAGCTGCAGCAATATCCCGACGATCACCCGCTGTTTGACCTACTGGTCATCGATGAGATCTCCAAGCTGCGCAGTCCGACTGGCAAGCGTGCCCAGATCCTGCTGCGCGCGGCGAAACGCTGGAAAATGATCTGGGGCCTCTCCGGCACCCTGCGTCCTTCCGGGGCTGAAGACCTCTTTATGCCGGCGACCGTTGTCACCCGTGCCAAGCTGTGGGGTCGATCGTTTTACAGCTGGCGCAAGCAGCGGTTCTATCCGCTTGATTACAATGGCTACACATGGGCGCCGCTGCCGGGTGCGGAGGAAGTTATCAACCGCGAGATCGCACCGCTCTGCGTCACCCTTCGCGAGGACGAGCTGCCGCAGCTGCCGGAACTGTCGATCATTTTCGATCGCGTCGTGCTGCCGTCCGCCGCCCGTAAGCAGTACGATGACATGGAGCGCAAGCTGATGACGGGCGCTGGCGATAATGTTGTGCTGGCGGCTACGGCTGCGGTTGCCACGGGAAAGCTTGCCCAGATCGCCAACGGTTTCATCTACGACAATCAGGGTGTCACCGAGCGAATCCACGATGAGAAGCGGGATTGGCTCCAGGACATTGTCGACAGTGCGGCTGGGCCAACGCTGCTGGTCTACGAATATCGCGAAGACCTCGAAATGATGCGCGACATCCTCGGTGAGGATCTGCCGTACCTTGGCGATGGGGTCACCGACGTGAAATCGGACGCTCATATCGCAGCCTGGAATCGCAAGGAACTGCCGTTCATGGCGTTACATCCTGCTTCCGGCGGCCACGGGCTGAACCTCCAGCACGGGGGCAGTGACATGGCTTGGATCAGCCCTACATGGTCGCCGGAATTATGGGAACAAACGATCGCTCGCCTGCATCGTTCCGGTCAGCATAACCCAGTGATTGTCCGTGTCTGTTCGGCCGCCGACACAGTTGACCAGATGAAGATCAACCGCGTGCATCTGAAGATGACGGCGCAGCAGGCGTTTGAAGCGTATTTGCGCCAGGCGAACTACGAGCTGACCTGAAGGTCCAGCTCCATCTGCCCGGGGTGATGAAAGGCGTTCTGCGGCTCGATATAGCCGCGGACCAGGGCGTCGGCGATCTGCGAGTTGAGGGCGAAAAGTTGATCGCGACGAAGCTTGTAGCGAGCCGGGTGCTCGCCGCTGACGGAAAGATTGAGGGTGGGTTCGGTGGCGGTCGGCAGGGTCAGGAAGACGTAACGAGCTGGGATATTAGGCATGGTTCCACCCTGGTTTTTGACGCCCCTGGCAACAATAAGCCGCCGCAAATGCGGCGGCCATATTGCACCAAGGTACATTGTCCCCAGGGACAGGGGTGATCACAAAGTACACACCCGGCAGGCGCCGATGTCGCGCAGGCCGGCGGCGGTTTCCTTCACCGTCCGCGGCACCCGGCCACCCTCGAATTCGGCGCGCAGATCCTTCAGGGAGGTGGCCCAGGTGTCGCGGCCTGGGGTGCGGTAGGTAGCGCCCAGCTCGGCTTCGTCGGCCTCGGCGTCGGCCCACAGCTCGGGGAAGTCACGCCACAGCGTCCACCACTCGCCGATTCGCTGGTGGTAGCAGCGGGCGCAGTCGGTGCGGCGCGGGATCGCAACCTGCTTTTCGAACAGGTATTCCCAGACGTGCTTTTCGGTCCAGCCCCACTCCCGCAAGGGAAAGCGCATCTCGACGCCACCGATGTCGGCATAGGCGCCGCCGGCGCGGCCCTCCTCGTCGGCGCGCAGGCCGACATAAGAAACACAGGGCGTGTTTTTTATCAGCCAGGCCCGGTACGGCTCGATCTTGAGAATCCGGGTGCAGAACCTGGCGCGAAAGTTCGGCAGCATCTTCTCTTTGCGGATGACGCCCTTCAGTCCGGTGGTGTGCATCACAGGCAGGATGCGCTTGCCGAGGCGATCGCCGGAGCGATCGCCAGTGCTCGTACATCTCCGGCAGCTCGTCGCCGGTGGGCGTGCAGACATAGGTGTAATCGACGTCGGGGTTCAGCTCGCGCAGACGCAGGGCCAGGGCGGTGGAGTCCTTGCCGCCGGACAAGGCTACGACATGCTTCATGGTTTGTCCCTGTGCAGCCAGCGCATCTCCGGCTCGCCGGCGTAGCCTTTCTCGAATACCAGCCAGCAATAGTCGCTCTTGCCGCCGCCGACCTTGCCGCCGGAGGCGATGACGTGGCCTGGCGGCATCGACGGCCGCGGCGTCAGCAGCCAGACCCTGCGCAGCGGTGTCTCGATCAGCCAGCGTGCGGCGTTGAGCCGGGCGGTGGGCATGATGATGGCGGCTTTGTAGCGGGCGCGCTCGACCGCGCAGAATACGATTTGCGCCATTTTATCAAACGGCGGATTCGTAACGATATTATCGTGCGGGCTTAGGTGCTTGGTGAAGTCCTGCGGCGTGGAATCCCAGCCGCGATCGACCAAGTCGGAGCCGTAGGCGGTATAGCCGGCGGCGAACGCCGCCTTCACGATGCGGCCGAAGCCGCAGCAAGGGTCGTAGATCCGGCCTTTGAATTTTTCCTCTTCGAACAGGCGCTTAGACACCCATTCCGGCTCGACGTAGTGCTCGTTGACGCGGGGATATGCGGGGCTATGCGGGGCAACGTGGGTCCAGGGCTGGCTCATTCGTCGGGTCCGTTGGCGTCGGTGAAATCGTGCATGCCTTTCGGCACCGCGCGGCCTAGTGACCAGAAGCTATTCCAGTCATCCTCGACTTCGGTGGTGCGGGTCTTGGTCACCGAGATCCAGCGGCTTTCGAGGTCGCGAACGTACTTCTCAGCTTCGTCCTGGGTCTGAAACCGCAGGCCGTTGTCGTACCATTTGGGATCGCCGGCGACGATCACTTCGGGCTTCCAGGACATCAGTGCAGCTCCAGCAGTTGTTTGTACATCGGGTCTTTGTCGGTCATGAACCAAACCGAGAAGTGGTAGTCGGTCGCCCGCTTCAGCACCTTGGCTATTTCAGGATCGCGGTTCACCGCTTCATGAATCACCGCGACATCCCGCTTTCGCAGCGGCCCAGTCATCAGTATCACCGGCAAAGGTACGGGCTGGCCGATCGCCTTCTCGGCCACTTCCATCATCTTGGAGGCGGCCGGCTCCACGTCGTGCGCGTTGTTGGTCATGAGGTAGCTGTGGACGTAGGCATCCCGCCCCAGCGGCACTGAGATCAGATAGTGTTTCATGCGTGCCCCCTCCTCGGCGATCTTGCGATCTTGAGCGCGGCGTCGATGTCGCGGCTCATCCCCTCCATGACAGCGGTGAATTCGTCGCGACCGCCGCGGCTGTGGGCGTCAATGCTCATGTAGGTTTGAGCGGCGCCCATGAAGAACGTCATCTTCATGGCGCTGATCTGATAGCCCTGCGCGCCGGTGCTCTGCAACGATGCGGCCAGCTCTTCCCACGCCTCGGCCAGGGTGCTGTCACCGTCGGCCACAAACATCACGTCAGCTTTCTGTATCACTTGTCTTCCTCCAGTTTTGCGATCGCCGCCGGCGTCGGCGTCGGCCCGTCATCGATCTCATCGATCGTTGTCAGCACGTCCTTGGCCTCTTCCATCAGCAGCGCGGCGTTGGACATCTTGGTGGCCAGCGTGATCAGCAGCTTACGAAAGCGGATGCTTTCGTGGCGGTAACGATCGCGCTCCTCCACCATCATGACAACGCGATCCTCCTCGCGGTGCAGATCGGCTTTCAGCTGTTCGATCGTTTCCTTGGCGAGGATCAGACTGTCGTTCATGTGGTTGACCTCGGCGAGTGCTGCCGCACGGCGTTCGGTGGCGTCGGGCATTATCTGGTTCATATAGTCCTCTGGGGTTGGGATGGGGTCTTCTTGCGCTTGGCCGCCGCGGGTTGCCGCATCGGCCAGAGATAGTCGGGTGCGACCCGGCCACGGGCTTTCAGCTCGTTCTGGATCAGCAGGTAGGTGTCGGTCGGAAATTTGCCGTCCGCGCGCCAGTTATAGACGGCGGTCGGCAGCGCCGACGTCATCTCGGCGACCTCGGCGATACCGCCCAGGGCGTCGATGACGTCTTCCACGGTTGTGATGTTCATAACCATTGGTTATCCCTATTACAGATAATTTGAGTTCGCAACCTTGCAACTCACAATATCTGAGATACTGTGGATATGTGGAATCAGCAACAGGGGAACTGCCATGATGGATTTGACTGCCGTGCTCGCCGCCGCCATTACCGTGCTCGGCGTGGTCCTGATCTACGCCGCCCTGATCGCGGAGTGGCAGCGGTGAACGACCTTGTGACACGGCTGCGCCATATCAAAGCTGGTTATGTAACCGTCGCACTGGAAGGGCTTGCGACGGAAGCCGCCGCCCGCATCGAGGTGCTGGAGGCGGCGCTGCGGGAGCCGGACGGTGTGCAGAACCTTCGCGCCATTATGTCTGATCAACCGTACCGCAACAGCGGGCTGAGCGTTCACGAAATTGAAGTCATCTTGGCGAACAAGGGTGGCTTTATGCCTGACGAAGCGACGGCCTGGTTTCGTGAGGCGCGCGGAAGGTTAGGCATCGCACCGGAGCAGGACAAATGAACGAAGCAGAACTGGGTTTTGAATTGAAAAATGCCTTAGCCCGCATCGAGGCGCTGGAGGCGGCGCTGCGGGAAGCACGCCAGTATGTTTCTGATGCTGGTGGAGATGAAGATTGCGA